GTAGAAGTTCTTGCATTTTGCGCTTTTTTCTGTGGCCGCCGCGTCTAAAGTGAAATGAAACTCCGCGTTCAGGGTGTCGAAAAACTCCTGCGGTGTGCAGTAATCCATTTTATTGCTGCTTAAAAGTGCGTCGTTCATTTTGTGTTCTTCCTTTCAGCCGGCAGTCTGTCTTTAACGCTTATCCATTCACTCATCTGCGTTCACCATCCTTGCACCGCAATATGGGCAATATTTATAATCGTTTTCTTCTGGCGTACCATCATATAGAAAAAATCTTTCCTTACAGGCAGAGCAGAACCAAACAACGGGGTCTCCGTTGAAATCTTCCTCGTTTTCCCAATGTGCCGTAGGCCGCAGGGATTCGGGGTCGATGGTTGGCATAATGTCAATGTCGGAAACTCCGACCGCGTCAAAAATGCCGCAGTCCGGTATGTCGGCAAAACAGACCTTCTCGGCGCGTTTCTTTAATTCATCTGCATCAATCAGTCGCATTGGTATCCCTCACTTTTTCAAAATAGAATTTGATTGCTTTCGGATTTTCCAGAACATTGCCGTAAACGACGCCGACCTTGTAAATGTAGTTCTCTTGCAGTTTTCGCGGAATCTCTGCAATGTATCGTCTGAATGTTTCAAGGTCGTGGGCGCGTTTGTAATGGTTGCACATACGGCAGGACGGCATAAGGTTTTCAATGTCGTCCGTGCCGGAATCCTCTGGGTTCCACGCCCTCTGCGGCTTGAAGTGGTCTACCTGCATATCATTGTAGGCAATGTGACGGCCACAGTAAGCGCAATGACCGTCAAATTTCTTGTACACCGCAACGCGGGTCTTTTTCTTCATTCTGATACCTCCTCTACATACGCCATGTTATGGCGCAGATTGAGAAATTTAGGATTGAGAACACAAGCCGGGGCGACAGCACCATTGATGCACGCACCAACGCAGCCAAACCGACTACTAATATCCACAGAGCGAACTATGGCCGCGCATCCAGTGTCGGAATCCTCGTCACCGCAATACCACGGTGTGGCAGTCCAAATCCAGCTATCGTAATGCGGGATGTAGTCACGGTACTTGCGGTACTCGTCACAGGTCAGGATAAAAACGGTGTCTTTCACTGTTCCATAGGCGCGATCGCCGTTGTCGGCAACAAGTTCAACGGTATGTGACAGCAGACTATTTTTCTCAAAAACAGCGTTCTCCATATCAGATAGAATTCCACGCACATTACTGGTTCGGTAGTTATTCCAGTTTCCTTTTTCATCGACATACTGTTCGTCTGGGCAGAATTTTACATCTTTTGCCCACGGTTCAGCCATAATAGCCAGCACACCGCCGTCAGGGTGGTTCGGGTCAAGGCATACCCACTCGGAATTTTTGAAAATGAAGTGTTCGCCTGGGCGCAAAGCTGTAATGTTAGTCATTGTCCGTCACCTTCGTTCTGTGATTCCACAATTCAATCGCGTCCTGCTCGTTTTTTGTGAGGACAGTTCCGATGCGGCAGTAGTCGCACCGCACTGCATACATGCCCTCATAGCTTACATATAATCCGGCTGTAGAACCACAGAACGGGCAAGGCTTTAGTTCGATATCATCATCAATCGTTACCATTGTCACCATTGTCGTGTGTCGTGTCACCATTGTCGGTCACCTCCGTGAGCCAGTATTTGCGACGGCAGCCGTAGCATCCTTTTTCATTTGTGCATCCAATGCTTTCATCAACGTCGCAAGGTCTAATACACAAAATTCCATTATCTTCATCTATTGGTGCATTCGGAAACATCTTCAAAAACTCACTCTGGCGGGTATTGCGGGTCTTGATGGGGTTGCCTTTCTCCCATTGCTCGACTTTTGAAATTGTTTCTTCAATGCTTTTAACTAAATTGTCGCCGCGCCTAAGCGTGTGCATGACCATGCACACGCCATCTTTACAAACAGGACATTCCCTGCAGCTTCGATTTTTGCATAATCTGTTTGCCGTCTTGAAAAATTCAACTGCGTCCATAGTCTCACTCCTTACCAATCTGCATTGATAACTATAAAATCGCCGTTTTCTATTGCGCGATGCAATTTCAAGATTTCGCTGATTTCTTCAGTCGTCATAATCCATTCATTGCGGCCTTTTGCGCTTCTTTCAGCAGATTTTCACATTCCGGGTTCTTGAAAACCTCCCATCGCAATGAGTGAATGTCCCGCTTCTCTTTTGTAAGACCGGTTTGAGCAATCGGCTTCTGCAAAATCCTGGAACAGATATACTCTTTGCAAATCAAAGGCCGCACAGAGTAAACATCGCACTGTTTTGTGTGCTCATTGCGGAATGGGCAGCTTAAATCCGGCCCGCCCTTTGTTTCCAAAAAAGAGCGCTTATTTTCCTGCAAGTGGTGCTTTCTGGCATAATCTCGCAGCCGTTTAATTTCGCCTTTCGTGAGCGGGAGAAGATCAGCGCAGCATTCTCCGCACCCGCTGCAATGGCCGTCAATGCAGTTATTAGAGCAAATACCGCTTGCATTCAGCAGCGCGGATGCTTTACCAGCCAACTTCTTGAACAAAGTCATTCGGCCCTCCTTCCCATTCATCGCATCCGTCATCCCAAAAGTCGGCGCAATGCGGGCTGTCGGCGTTGTAGCACACACCGTTGAACGGTTCATTCCAGCGGCAAGTGTTGCAACATTTATCCATATTTTCAGGCGTTTCAAAGCTCATAATTGTTCCCCCGTTTCAGCCACATCAACCCCGATGTTTTGCAGCGTAACCTGCGCCCATGTGTCTGCCAGCTGGTCAACGCGATAGCTGGAATACTTTTCCGTAACAGGGCCGCTCATGGCATTCTGGATTTTAACCAGCGTGGACGGCTTCAGTCCCACCTGATAGCATGCCAGTAGGCATAAATACAGTGACCTCAAGGCAATATCCTGCCGTTCTTTCATCACTTCCTCATGCACCCTTGCAATTGATTCATCTTCAAGCTTTGCAATATAGGCTTCCGCTTCTTTTTTGTAGCAGGCCGGAAGCTGTATTTTGGCTTTCATGTTATCTCCTCCTATGGCCCGGCAGGCCGTGATTCCTCACATCCCGCCGGATTTTGTCTCCCCTGAGCACATCCGCTTCGTTCAGCGCTTGCGCCTGCGTGCGCTGCTTGCTGATGTCATCCATCTTGGCGCGGTATGCCAGATACTTTCCACAAGTGCTATGGCATAGCGTGTGGCGTTCCGGGCAGTGCTCACATGGGGCGGATAGTGTTCCGGTCATTTTTTATTCTCCGTTCCTGATATTGCCGTTGCAGTCTCTTAAATTGCTTTCTGAAACCACCGTCCAACGGCCAAACCGTTTTCCAGTCAAGTCAATCCTTTTCCCCATGTATCGTATTCCTCCGTAAAATCTTCTATGTAGATTTCTGTTCTCGGGTTTTCTTTGTCGTAGTACCCCCTTGTTCCATCTGTGGCCGCAACAATATTTCGGTTGTCATCTGCAAGTATTTTGGAATCCACTAAAACATCCATAATGGCGCTTTCTAAATTCGTTTTGTCTACTTTCCTACGGGTTGGCATATAAAACAGCACCTTGACGTTATAGCGGCCCGCTAACGGCGTTTTCGGCTTTGGGGTAAGAAAGTATACGGCTTGCGCTTCATAACGCTTGTAGGCGCTGCTAGGGGCTATGAACGGCTTGCCGGTACGATGGTTGGTAAGAATTCGCTGGGAGTTCTTCTTGGTAATAGGGGGCAGGGAGATAATATATTTTTGGATCATGTAAAGTCCTCCACGCTCATTTGTCCTGGCAGTACATCTTCTTCCATCCACCAGCGGAATACATCTTGCCCTGTACCGCCCATCATCCAGTTTCCGCCCAGCTTCCCGCGCGCTTTGCGCTCATTAAGCATCCTGTCAAAGGCTTGTATGTAGAGCTTCTCGTAAGCAGGCCAGCGTCTGAACTCTGCATACCGTTTCTTGTTCGCCGCCATCGGGCAGCCGATACAGCCAACGCGGCTGAACCCACATTCATACAACGGATTGACAGGCACCTTTGCATCCTGCAAAAAGCTCCATACTTGATTGTCCGTCCAGTCCACAATGGGGTTTACTACGCGTTTTGCGGCCACCTTGCACCCTTCAAGGATTTCGTTCGACTTCTGTTCTTCGCCTTTCAAAACGATTTTGTTCTCTTTGTTCCGGGTGTACGTTTCAAAAACGCCTCTGTCGCGCTTTCTTCGACTGCTTTCCGCCCACCGCACGCCAGTCGTGATGAAACGCCCGTTTCCGCCCTGTTCTTTCAGCACAGCGCAGCAGTACCGCATAATTCGTGTCGGCGGAATCAGCTTTTGCGGGATTAAGTCCCACATGCTTGTGCGCTTGCCCTTATAAACAGGGTAGTTGATGGTGCATTTCACGCCCAAATTTTCAAGTCTGGCAAATTCCCGTCGTACAAACCGCACTGTCTCCGGTGCATCCGCAGTTGTGTGGTTGTGCTGTACCTCGAACGGAATGCCCCCCCCCTCAGTGCAAGCTCTACGCATACGCTGCTGTCCTTGCCTCCGCTGGTCGTTACCACAAGCGGCGTGCCGTAATACTTCAACGCCATGTCGCTTGCCGCTTTCAGCCGCCCGATGGCAATCTTCTCCGGGTCGCCGCTTGTCGGCAGGGTCACAAGGCCCCAATCTTCTTTGCTCACGGTGCTATCTCCTTTACTTTCGCGTAGTACTTCTCGCTGTAGCATATATCCGGCAGGCGAGAATTTTGAAGGGTTCGTTGTGAGTTCTTTTTCGTGACCGGCGGCAGCGGGATGGTGTACTTGTAAATCACATGCCTTCCTCCCGTGCCTTTGCCCGGAATTCCGCTGCTTTCAGCTTCCATTGTGCTGCGTCATAAGCGCACTTCATCAACTTCTCGCCGTATTTTTCCATTTCCCGGTCAAGTTCAATCGTTTTTTCTGTGCAAGTCTGTGCAAGCTGCATGTACATTTCTCGGTTAGTCAATGTTTGTCACCTCACAAAATAGATGGAACGGCTTCACCCACGCAAAATCAAGCTGTCCGCAAACGCCGTGCCTGTTCTTGACGATCTCAATCACGGTATCGCTTTCGCTTGGCGGGTTTTCTTCCCGCTGTTCTCGCAATTTGGTGTAGTGTTCCGGGTTAATGGCAAGAATCATGTCTGCATCGTGTTCAATGGTGGCGGAGCCGAACATGTCGGACATCTTGATAAGTCCCGTGTCGGCGGCTCTCGCGGCCTGTACAAGCTCAATGATGCAGATATGATATTTCATTGCCAGCTGCTTTAATCCCCGTGTAAGGGCCGCTAATTCGTCATTGCGCTTTTCTTTGGCGTTCGGTGGTGCCACAAGTCCCAGATGGTCAATGACAACCACTTCCGGTTTTCGCTCCTTGATGGTCAGTTCAACGTCTGCAAGGCTGGTCAGGCTGGAATCATCCAGAATCAGCTTGTACCGCCTTTTCAGGATTTCTGCATCCTCTGCAATCTTGCTTTCTTCCTCTTCGGTCAGCGCATGATTTGTAATGCGGATGCTGTCGATCTGTTCCCATCGGGAGAAGATTGCTGTGTAAAGCTGTTCCCGGCTCATTTCCATTGACTGGTACAGCGTCAGGCAGGTTTGCGATATCTGCGCCGCCATTTGCAGAGCCAGTGTTGATTTGCCTTTGCCGGGCCGGGCGGCAATCACTGTTACACCGCTTCGTACAAGTCCGCCGGTCAGTTTATCCAGCGTTCCAAAACCCGTTTGGATGTTGTCATTCGGTTTTTTCAGCCATTGCATGAAGTCCTCTATGCCATCAGCAAAGTCCTTTGCGCTGCGCTGGCGCTGGTGCTCCATGATGTGCTGCTGCTTTTCCATCATGGCGGCAACCGCGCCGAACATTTCATCCGCGTCTGCATCCGATGCCACAAGTTCGCCCATCTTGGCAATCATCAGCCGCTTCCGGTATCCATCCAGGACACAGTTGATGTAGGTGTTGAACCCGCTCACCGATGGAACTGTCTGGGCGCATTCGTAAGCAATCGCCTTGATGTTTTCTTTGCAGCGTGATATTATCGATACTGCATCCGCCCGTTCCCCTCTGCGATCAAGTTCCTTGCAAAGCAGGAAGATATCACCCAGGTCTTTGATGCTGAACATCTGCGCTGTCAGGCTTTTGAACGCTTCGCTTTGCCGGTCAGGCTCTATCAGCATGATGCCAATAACGGCTTTTTCCGCAACAGCTGTATTCATTTGCCTGCCTCCTTCCACCCAATGAGTTTGGGAACAACGCCGTTAATCAGATCTTCCCGTGTGTATTCCCGGTCATAGATAGGAATCAGGTCTTCAGACTTGCGGGGTTCAGCAGGTGGCTGCGCTGTTTCGTCTTCCCAGCGTTTTTGATTCAGCCAGGTAGCAGGATATGGGATATACTTGCCGCTATCTTTCTGCCACTGTTCTGTGGTCTTGAGATACTCAAGGCTTTTCAGGATTGCGGACAAGGTAGATTCGTCAGTAACAAGCTTCTCAAATTTCTTGCGTGCATCTGCCTTGCCTGTCTTCTTGGGATAGGCTGACCAGAAGGTGTCAAATCGAGGAGAAATCGCGTCAACCCCTTGGGGGGTATAGGGGGTATTCTTAACTTCTTTATTATTCTTTATATAAGGGTCTGTGTTAGCACTGTGTTGGTTCTGTGTTACCTGTTTGTTAGATTCTGTGTTAGTGCATTGGTAATCACTGTAATTATTCACCGTAAACACGCTAAATTTTCCGTGTTCGCACTGTGTTATTTCTTGTGTTGATTTTAGATGACATAAAGCAGTGCGCACAGATTGAACAGATATGCCGGTATCTGTTGAAATTTGGCGGATAGATGCAACTGCCTGTCCAGTTTCCAGGTGAACCCCCTTGTAATAACAGGGTTCATAGCAGGCCAGAAATAGCAGATGCAGGAACACACATTTTGTTGGAGTGTCTGTGTACCACCCCCATTTCATCATGCGGCGGTACAGCTTGATGTACCCTTCGTTTGCCATTTTTCAAAACTCCTGTGCTTGTACCATATCGTCCGTCCACTGCGTCCCATGTACAAAACCCAATTTCATCGCCTGCCTTTCGCTCAAAAATTAAAAGGGGAGATCACCGTCATCTTCAATCGGCGTGTACTCATTGTTTGCCACCACAGGCGCAGAAACGGCCCTATTAGCCACGTTCTGGCTTTGGGCGGGTTCTTTATTGCCTGCAAACGAAACGTTGTTTACAACCACCTCTACGGCGTTCCTGTTGTTGCCGCTCTTGTCCTGATAGTTCCGGCTCTGTAAACGGCCCTCAACGGCGATCAAACTGCCTTTCTGGAAATAGCGGCAGACAAATTCTGCGCTCTTGTCCCAGGCAACGATGTCAAAAAAATCTGCCTGATTCTGGCCGTTGGCATCCTTGCGTCCCCGGTCAACTGCAATGCGGAACGATGCAACATTTTTACCTGTTGTAGTCTGGCGCAGCTGAGGGTCAGCAACCAGTCTTCCCATAAGTGCAACTACATTCAACATGTCTTTAATCCTCAAAATAATTCTTTCCAAACCGCCGGGCAAACTCTTCCTTTGTCCAGCTGTAATCAATCATTGCCATGCGCTGTGCGGTCATCTTGAGTTCAAGCCGCATCCCAGCATCCAGCCCTTCCACCTCGGGCCAGCGCTGTTTTTCGCCGTGAATCCATCTGTGGCAATCCGGGCAAACCAAAATCCACAGGCCAAGTGCTTTGCTTTTTGCCCGGTTCTGGCCGTAAAGTACTTCATGCCGTACCAAAGCGTGGCCGTTAAGGCAGCAATAACACTGTGGGTGGCCGAACATGTCTTTCTTGTTTGGCATGATGGACGGTGCATAGCCGTTGGAATCAAGCGCAACGCCGAATTCATTTTTCATTCGCCAGTCAGTCCTTTCAGCTTTGCAATTTCGTCCGGTGTCATTGTGGGGATTCCCTGCTGCTGGCACTCCTGCACAATCAGTTCCAACAGGCGGTGCATCTGCTTGCTGTCGTATACGCTGGAACCATACCAGCATTGCAGCGTGCAGAACGTTCCGTTTGGGGTGGGCATGGTATCCAGCAAAACAACCTGCCAGCCCTGTCCCTGGCTTTCCCATCCGCGCTTAAAGGTTTCTATTGCTTCCTGCTTGATGGTGACGATATCGCTTGCACCTGCAACATCCCGCACAAGGTCGCGATAAATCTCAACAGCAGGCTTTTTCAGCTTTTCGGCAAGCTGGTTCAGCAGCGTCCACGCATAAGCGTTAGAAGTCAGGCTGCGCTTTTTCCTTACCTCGCCAAAAACACCTGCAAACAGCTTGCCGGGGCCGGATTTGACTTCATTCGCAAAGTTTTGCGCTTCTTCTATGTCCGGCTTGCTTTTAAGACGAAGCATCAAAATCTCACCCATCAAGGTAGCATCCGCGATGTTGATTGTATGGCTCATTTTCTGCGTTCAAACTCCTTTGCAACGCTGCGCCAGTCATCGGCGGTGAAGTCCTTATAGGCTTTACCGATGAAGGTTCGCGCTTCCTCGTTGACGGCCTTGTTGTCTTTGCCTGTGCGTTGGGCGTAGCCTTTTAGCGCGGTCAGAGCCAAGTCCTTCACGGCTTGCAGAGTGACTTCCGGTGTAGCTGTAACTTGCTGCGGTTCTTCTTCGTACCGTTCCTTAAATTCATCCGCTTCACTGTCAGAGTAAATGCCATCAAATGCCAGCTTGCAGATTTTAAGGACAGTGCGATCAAACAGCCGCTTATAAGCCATCGCGTAAGGATAAGCATTCTTGCAATTCGTTGATGACGCTTCACCAACCTCATAAATGCCTTGTGCTTTATTTATGTAGGTGTACACAAGCGAATTGCCGTAGCCGGATTTGTCAACAGACACGCACTCAGGGTTGAATTTGTCCTTCTCCGGCATATTGTCGTTGATTTTAAGACAAGCATTGTGGTTGATAATCAGGCCTGTGTACGCCATCTTCCCGGATTTGGTTTCGTTCATGAGAATCCAAAAATCAGATTCTTTAAGGTATGGGCGGTCTGCAATCGCCTTTAACGCTTTATCACGGCTTGCAATATATTTGGGGGTCTGCACAACGGGAATCTCCTGCCGAGATTTAGTAGAATACTCCGTTTTCTTCTCATTAAACATCAGACAGCTTCTCCTTTCAGATTGGGGGCGCTCATGCTTTTTCCTCCTTTTTCACAATCCCGTTCACAGTCAGCTTTTCCGGCTCTCTGGTGAACGTGATATTCAGTGTTCCGCACGTTTCAATGCCGAGATCTTCTTCCTTTTTCAGGCTTTTCATCATCTCGTAGATTAGTTTTTCAATGCCATAGGTTTGCCCATCAACACAGATGGTTGCAAAGTTTTCCGAGCAGTAAAGGCTTCCTGTGGCTTCAATGCTATAGTTCTTCAGTTCCATCGTTATCCTCCTTTACCGTGCTATCAATGCACGTTTCTCCCCAAATGCAATCCTCGCACATAATGGGGTGGCCGTATTCGTCAGCCGCGCCGCAGCCGGGAAAATCAAGATCAGTCATCGGCGTTTGCTTTCTCCGATTCATCCAGTCGTTTTGCCATGCCTCTCATTGCAGCGCAGTAGGCGGCGCAAATTTGGTCGTATTTCCATCGTTCGCTGTTGTTCGTGTCCAGGATTGCGATTTGGACAGTTTCAAAAAACACCTGGTATTTTTGCGGGTCATTGTATTCAAATGCCATCTCGATCTTAAAAGGGTTCACGCAAGCACCTCCAGCAGCGTAATAGCGGCCCATCCGCCAAGCAGGCAGGCAATAAGCCCGGCCAAAGATGCGGCCCCGCCGCCCTCTGCAAGGCCAGCAACGGCGCAAATAGTGCCGATTGCACAACCCAGCAGGGCAAAGTTTGCAAAGCACTTGCAAACCGGAACAATATGGGCTAAAATGGGCTTGTGAAACCGGAAAATTTCACGTTTTTTGCCGTTCAGTGTATTGCAGTACACTGGGCGGCTCTTTTTGTTTGCAGTCATGTTAGTGTCCTTTCTTGTTGTTTCCGCCTATCCAACGCTTGTATGTCGGAAATCAGCAGATAAGGCTTGCAATTTGTTCAACGGTTAAATCATGGAAGCTACCGTAATGCTGCCATACCCAGCCACGAGATTTGCCAAGAATCTTGGCAACCTTTGTGGAGCCAAACAGCAGCTCGCCGGGGTAAAGTTCAGCAGCGCGGGCGCGAATGTCTACAAGGGTTTCTTGGTAATGGGGCTTTTCACGGGGCATATGCTCCCCTCCTTTCACAAATCTTTCAAACACAGCAGCCGGAAGGCTTCGCGGCCTTTGGGGGTTACTAGGGTTTGGATGCCGCTCCAGTTGGTCTTTTCGTTGTAACATTCCTTGACTTCAAACCAGCCATCACTGCGGTCTGCATACGGCATGAGCTTGCCGCGCTGGTTGCGGAAAATGTACTTCTTGTCAATCAGGAAGCGGATAAAAGCCTTTTCGCTGATTCCAAGCTCTTTTGCGGTCTCACGGAAATTGGTAAGTGTATTCCGTGAGATCAGTTCGTCAAAATATCGAGCTTTCGGCAACATGATAGTGTTCTGAACCGTCAGTTCCGAAATTCTGGCATCCCGTTCAGCCAACGTTTTGTTGGCAACCAGCAGGGCTTTCGCCATCAATTCTTCCGGGGTCATCTGTTCCTGCCCGGCGATGTAACCGCCGTTCTTGCGGATGCTGGGTAAAACTTCACTCGTGACCCAGCGTTTGAACTGTTTTGCGGTGGGAAGTTTGCTGGAAAGAATCAAGCTGTACAAGCCGGACTCGTTGATAATTGTTACGTTTTGTTTACCGCCAGGGGTCATCAATTCAGTGACCCCTTTATCTTCAGAATCAACATGATTTGTTACAGCGTTAGCAAGAGATTTTCCCTTTCCATAACCAAGTGCAGCAGCTACATCATTGCCTACAAACCACGGCTCGCCGTTCATCTCCACCGTGCGCACATCGTTGTTTTCGTATTTGAAAATTTGTATGTTGTTCATTGTTCACCTCCACACTCATCAGAAAAATGCAGCTCCATCAAGTCGGCAATTGCGAGATATTCTTTGGCGTATTTGCTATCGCCGTGGGTTTTCTTGACGATCTCACGGAACTGCGCCAAATCACCATAAAAGCAACCGCACTGTACGCGGAGAATTTTATCCTTGCAGCGGAAAAATGTGGTCGTGCGGGAGTAGCGACCAAAGCCTGCAACGGCGGCGTAGTCCGCATTGCCGGAGACCTGCGCATCGCCGGAGACCTGCGCATCGCCGGAGACCCGCGCATTGCCGTAGACCTGCGCATTGCCGGAGACCTGCGCATCGCCGGAGACCCGCGCATTGCCGTAGACCCGCGCCTCGGCGGAGAGCCGTGCAGGG